TTTTCCTGAAGGAACACAAATACCAACTTCACCCCAACCACCTTCATTATTCCACCAATCTTCTACATCACTAAGAAGTTTTTCTTCAACAAATGATTCAATTGTATAATAAGCATCTTGATCAAATTTTGCTAGGTTACAATTATCTGCCCAATCATCTACCTTATCATTTACATCTTCTGGAGTTTCACAAGGTTTATTTGTATAACCTATCCATTCTATGGCACCTGAGTCTCCTCCACCATCATATTTTACCTTAATACCGGTCACACCATGATCAGCCAACTGAAACAGGAGGCTTGTTAATTCTAATTCTGTCATAATTATTTGATTTTGTAAAACCTACCTAGAATGTTTCCATTTAGGTATTCTTCTTTTTCAAGTACTTCATACAAGAACTGATGTTTAGTTTCCTGATATGTAAGCTCCATCTGAGTATTACATATCCTAAGAATTTCTCTTTTGATAGGTACTCCAGCTTTGTGAGCATCTTTAAGAACTTTATTACTACTGTAATACTTCATAAAGTCAGGTTTCAGTTCCCGCTTGTACTTTTTTAACCTTTTATCAGTAGACATAGCCAGTGCTTTTTTACCAAGAGGTCTCTTGATATTAGCAAAGAAGTTCTTCTTTCCTATATAAGCAACTGATTTACCATCTATGATAGCAGTCATAATATAAATGAACCCTACGGCCCCTGCAGGAATATCCAATTCCTCAAATGTTTTACCTTGATAGATCCAACTCATGTCTTAACTTTATTAATTCATTAGTAACTTCAGTTAATTCAAGTTCTAAAAATGCTTTTTCTTTTTTTAACTCTTCAGCTTTTTCTTCAAGTAACTCATTTTGTGCTTCAAGAGTCTCTCTAATGTCTCTAAGATCTCTAATTTCATTATTTAGATCTCTAAGTTCATCTTCAACTTCACTTTTTACATCTTCATAATAAGATTGAGCCCAGCTTAGATGTCTTTCTAACTCATCAAAGTTTTTTTCTATCATAATGCTTGTTTTAATAGTGGAAATAATTTATCTCTGACAGCTTCAACACCATGATCTCTAACTGAATCTGATAAATCTTTAGACATAACTAAATTTACATACTCAAAACCATATTTTTTCTTGTATTTTTCAGCAGATCTTATTCCAGCCTCATCATTATCAAACAATACAATTATCTTTTGATATTTATCTAGAAGAGGTCTCATAAAATTTTCTGGTATTACACTATTCTCACTGTCTGGAGCAATTGATTCTATTCCTGATATGCCTAATACTTTAAAACACATTAAGTCTTTTAGAGAAGATGTAATTATAAGATACTTAGACTTAAACTCAAGTTGATCACTACCTTGTATGTAATCTTTTACTTTAATAAACTTATTGTCTTTGTTCTTTGGAGTATAGATTTTATACAGTGTACCATCTTCCCGAAAATACCCATAGATAAAATTACCTTTAATAGTCATGGATTCTAGTAAATTACCATCATCATCTTCTTTAATCATAGTGTAAAATAACAAAGGAAATACATTATGTTTTTCTAAAATATTAGAAGATATTCTAAAACTCTTCCAATAAATTTGATCTAATGTATTCCAGTGTCTCATCTCATAATCAGAAACTACATATTTACTATGTGGTTTATAATCTATAGGTACATAAGTATTATTAGAAATATAAACATTATAATCTTCCATAATTTTGAAAGATGCTTTACCTCTATTTTCTAAATTATATAAATGCATTACAAGACTAAGTCCATCACCTCCATATCCAGAAGAAAAATCTTTAAACTTGTAGTGACCCTTGCTATCTGTATAAATGCACATAGAAGGAACTTTATCTCTAGAACTAAATATGGATTTAATTTTAAGACTCTGACCTGACAATCTTTCAGTAAGTTTTAGATAGTATTCAAATACCCATTCTCTAGGTACTTCTGCTAAATCAGAAATTAAATTCTTTGTAGAAATCATACTCTAAAATTTAAAAATTAGGGGGAAACTACAAAATTTCCCCCTTAACTTGTTAGTCTAGAGAGAAATCAGTAGATGGTTTTGATGGCATAGATAAATCATTATCATCATTATCACCAAAACTTTGAATATTATTTACTTCTAATTTTTTAAGATGTTTATTTTCGTCATATTTAACAACTTTACCACCTTCTACTTCACCAAATGCATACTTACCATTTTCTGCTTTTGGTAACCACATGTCATAATTAGTATAACCTGTTTTACCCACATACTCTTTACCTGCAATACAGAATTCCATATACTTATCTTTGATTGGTGCAGTAGCATTAAATGCTTCTACAAAATCTTCAATAGTATTGTGTTTGTTATGTTGAGCTTGCATCCATTCATTAATACCCATAGTCTTACAAAGATTCTGTAAGAATATTAGAATAGATCTATCTCTTTGAATCTTAACACCTGTTTTAGTTTCACCATCAGCAAATGCATATTGAGAAGCTTTAACTCTACCAATTTGACCAGCATAGTGTCCTTTATCAGGATTGTCTTTATCAAATGCAAAACCTTCAAAACCTTCAATTGGTTCAGTTTCTACATGCAAAATCAAATGATATGCATCATTGATAAATTTAAACTCTTCCAGTTCTACATTGTTAATTTTCAATACTTTGTTACCTGGACTAATTGTTTTTGGTAGGCCGGATCCACCGGTACCAAGATCTTCTGTACTTAACGCCATTTTATTTTACTTTTTAATTATTAAACAAAAACTTTTTCCCATGATGTCTTTAGAACACCATCAATCATCTCAGTAATTACTATTTCTTCATTACGTAAATGCTCTGGTCTTGCACCACAAGTAACTTCTTCATTTGTCTTAAAAGACAAAATAGTTTTATTACCTTTTCGGTACATGTACCCAATAGCATCTGCATTTGCACAAATTAAAGATTTAATTTTACCCGTCAGGTCTATGTTTGCTGACATGACCATCTCTCCTTTATCATCTACCACTTTGTCTTTTATATGACCAGATAAAATGATTGTAGGTGCTAAGGTATCAATAAAATCTAAAACTTGAAAGAATGCTTGCCTAATATATAAATATCCGGCACCATTTGGAAGAGTAACTACAGTATCTCCATCAAAGTTTTTACCCATAGGTGTTTGACGGTAAAGTTTGATAGCTAGTGGCATAATCATATCTTCTAATGCAGTTACAGTATCAATAGTAATGAACTTGTATGGGTTACCTGCAGCTTTGATTGCTTTACCTGTATCCAGTAACTCTTGTAAATTACTAATTTTTACTTTTAATGCTTCAACATAATCAGCACCATTTTCTAAATCAATAATTAGATTGTCTTCTAGACCTGCATATGCTGTTGTTTTACCAGTCTTTGGCTTTGAATAAATCACAATTCTTTTAGGATTTACTCTTTCTGCTTTGACTTTTTTAGTTGGAAGTACTATACTCATATCTCACTTTTAGTTTGTTTAATCAGATCATTTAACCATGGTCTTGCACTAACAGGTTTCATCAACATAATTGCTGCAAGATCTCTAATAGTAATTTCTGATAATGGTGCATCAGCAATTTCCTCATTAGAACTCCCTACTTCTACTTTAGGAGCAAATTCTTCTTCAAAATCTGGAAATATACTTAATGATTTCTGTAACTGTGGAACTTCAAGTTTAGTTTCTTCTTTTCTCTTTTCATAAAGAGCATAACTAATTTCTTGTCCACTAGGAAGTACGGCCATCATTTCATTTACTGGTATAAGATATTTTTTATCTGGTTTACCTTCAGAATCATAACCTTCAATTATTTCATACTCCTCATCATAAAAAGGATTATATTTAAGTTTAAACAATTGTCTATCTTCAAACATAGGATTCATCCCTATAATTTTAGAATTATCATCATAGACATTATCATAAAACTCCATATAAACATCTTCACCTTTTTTCAACTCCCATTCAAAGAATTGACATTGTCTACCAAACTTACCTTTCTTAAAGAAAGCAGTTTTAATAGTAAAAAATGGATCTGCTAAACCCATTGCTTTAAAAGTATCCATGTGTTGTACATAGAATTCTCTTTCTTTTTCTTTTCTTATATTACTACTCATATTAATTAATTTACTTGGATTTTTTGTGTAGTCTCCCTAGCAGGAGTTGGTATTTCTACTATTCTCATAGTAGTTCTATCTAGTTTAAAGAAACTGATTCTTGTAAGACCATTACGTGACTTCAGGAAGTGGAATACTAAGGTATCCGGATCTTCAATTAGGAACTTCTCAGGACCATATTTCTTTATTTTTCTTATAGAAGGTTTATTAATACCAATAACTACATCAGCATGTTGTAATAAAGCATCAGAACCATAAATATCAGAATCTAATACATAATTACCATAAGTTGCTTCTACTTGTCTCTTAGTATCATCTATATTTCTATTTAACTGACTTAAAACTACAAATGCAATGGGATAATTTTTCTTCATATAGGTCAAGGCTTCACCTAATGCACCCAACATATCAAATTTGTCTTTTTGTCCTATATCATTTTTAAATAAAGCAGAGTGATCTATTGTAACAAGTAAATTTGGATATGTTCCATCAGAATTTTTATGCCTCTCCAATTCATAATGAATTGTAGCACACATTTCATTGACAGTACAAACATCATAAATAACATTAATTATATCATTAGCAGCAGTTTCTTTGTAATATTCTACACACTTTTCAAATAATCTTTTGTCAATTAACTTACCATCCTTACTCATTAATGTATTGTAATCAGCACCTGTAATCAAACCAAACTTTCTAATGGCACTTGTTTCATCAACCATTTCCATTTGAAACTTTAATACTCTAAATTTTTGATCTGGATTTTTGATAATAATATCTGAAACCAGTTGTTCCATGAAAAGTGTTTTACCTGTACCTGGTCTTGCACCTACTACTGTTATAGTTCTCCACTCCAATCCATCACAAAAAGCATCATTAAACTTAGGCCACGCACTCAATAGTGCAGGTATTTTACCTTCTCTTTTTGCCTTCATTTTATATAGACCCTTTTCAAGACTATCTCTCTCACTCACAGGTAACAAATGTCTTGCACCATTAAATAGCTTTCCCATAAACTTTAAAAATTTAAATTATACAATTAACTCACTAAATACATCTTTATCTTCTTCAGGACTATTTTTTAAGAATTCACAATAAGTTGCTAAATCAGAATCCCAACTTTTGTCTATATTTTGTTTTCTCAAAAAATATTGAGCAGTTCTCATATAGTCATAGTTTTTAGACTCATATTCTAAAACATATTTTTGTGTTGCTAAAAAGATAATTTCCCACTCATAATTGTAAGTATCAAAGAACCATCTAAATGCATTCTCAAGATTTTTGGCAGGGACTCTTGCATATTTTCCAGAAGATAGTTTCTTATTAGGAAATATATTAACATATGCATCTATATTTTGCATAAAATTGTGACCCATTAAATCTTTAGAAGTTTTTTTCTTTGATCTCTTAAAATATCCATCTATTTCTACTATAAAGATAATACTTTTATCTGTTAATTCCAAGGATTCTGTTAACCATTGATTCATTTGCAGTCTTTTGCACTCAAGTTCTTTATTAACAAAATTATGAGGTACAATATTCTCTTTAATACAATATAAAACATAGAATGAATTGGGTGATAAACCCTCGGAAATCAGTCTACTAAATAATTCTGTCATATTACCAAGTTATTATATTACCAGTTGTATTGGTTACAATAGATGAGATTTTATTAAAGATATCATCTGAGTCCCATTTAGAACCATTATAAGCTGCACTAGCTGGATGTTTTACAAAAAATTTGTATTCTGTATTTGTTGTTAAATCAGACCATTCTTCAGCTTTTTTACCCATATAAACATAAATTAATCCTGGATTATAGTTATTTAACCAATCCAGCAAGTAAGCAGTAAAAGGTTTCCATATATCATAATGACTACCAATCTTATTTACTTCAACTGTAAGAGCTGTATTAAGCATAAGTATACCTTGATTAGACCATCTTTTAAGGTCTAATTCTTCACTAATTACATGATTATGATATACAGTTCTATCTACTTCTTGTAATATAAATTTAAGACTTGGTTGTAGTTTATTTGTATTGCTACAACTAAATGCTATACCATCTGCTACATCTAATGTAGGATAAGGGTCCTGTCCTATTATTACTACTTGTAATTTATTATATGGACATTCTTCAAATGCTCTAAATACATGTTTAAGAGGCGGAGTAAATCTTTTATTTTCTTGACTTAATGTATATAACTTAATAAGTATATCATCAAACTCACTGCTAAATATAAAAGATTTAAAAATTCTATCCCAACCACTAGGTTCAAGCTTTTCAAACATTTTTTGTTTAATTTCTTCTAAATTCATTTTTTTCTTATTTTTGATAAAAATTATAATATGCCAACAGAACCGATTAAAGTAAAAGAACTTAATGATGATGCTATACTTGATATAAAAGTAAATAAGTCATTCTATATGATGGTAAAAGCATCTTTATTTGTAATTTTTAAAGAATTACAAGATGAAAATCCTGATAAAACTGTAAATATTTTAAAATCCATAATGGATCAAAAATATACTGATTTAGATGATAAACAACGAGTATTCTATACATTAACACTGATAGTTGCTGAAATGGAAAGACAGGCTCAATTAAACAATTTAACTATTGAAAAAGAAATATCAGAAGAGGACTTAAAGAAAAAGATTAATTAAGATTAATATTAAATTGTTCTCTACCTATCTGTATACAAGCTTCAATAGCCAACATTATTTCATCTTTACTACAATCTGCAAAAGATTTACCTGATAAACCTGATGCTTCTTTAATTACTCCTTTCATTTCATCAAAAGTATAACCAGATTCTTTTGCTAATTCTCTAATACAAGCATGTACTTTTGCAAGTTGTGCTTTACTATGATCTGCATTTGCTAGATCTATATACATTTCTACTACTTGTTCTTCAGAAATTTTATCTACAAATATCTCATAAGCAAGTTTATCTTGTGGACTATTGAAGATAAGTTTTCCATTCTTTTTTATAAACTTACCACTAAACATACTAACAGGTAATAAGATCCATAACTTCTAAAAACTGCATAAAATGATCTTTAGATTTTATACGTATAGCAGGTATATCAAAACAATTAAGTTCCCAATAATCATTCTGTACATCTGTATTAGGAGTACTATACAATACTATACTATCACATAATTCTTTTTGATATATATAATAATCATATCCATTCTGACTATCCTTATCAAGTATATCTACTTTTTCAAAACCAAGGTCTATTAATTCTTGTTCTGTCATTTTTTATTTCTATTAAATGAATACTTTTTCTCAAACTTTTCCCAACCTTTTTTATCAAACTGAGTAACTAATAAATCCATCATAACTTCATCAGTATGTTCTGCACACATTCCTATACCCTTGATGTCCAAATCAGGACTATACCTTTTAGTTGCCGGAGCTCCACATTTAATACATTCCATATTATAATTTTTGATTACTAAATATCTCAGTACTAATTACATCTTTAATATAATTAATTTTACTATAGTTTTCATTATCCAAAATCCATAATCCTAAATCTTTTATTCTATTCTCTCTTAATGCAAGAATAGAATATGCAAGTATATGAGCATTATCTTCATCTGAACTACTCAACATCTGGATCATGTTATCTTTCTCTACTTCAGTAATATAACCTGTTTTAAATAATAAGTTTAATTCTGCTAGAAAAATAAATGGTCTAAATGTTCCTATTTTGGTACCTGCTGCATACATATACCATAAATATCCAATATTACTATCTGTTGGTTTTGCAACTTCCCAATGTTCATTGCAAATATCCGTTATCATTTTCATGAGTTTAGGATCACTAAATGTTTTTATCATCCTCTTATAAATTTAAACATTGCTTGTAATTTCTTATGTTCTTCTACTAACCACTCTGGAGTAAATACAGTACCAACATGTAAAAACTTAACTACTGTATACACATCAAACTCATAAGTTATATCAACAACCCAGTACTGACCGTAACTGCTTTTAAATTCAATTCTTATATCTCCTTTACTGTACTTATGATGATCTTTAGGATTTCTATAGAACCCATACTTTACAAGCTTCTTACCTATTAGTTCTGTATCTCTGAGTGTCATACATTTTATTCTGATTTACATTTTGATTTTCCATATCTATACCCTACATAAAACCATAGAGCAAAACCTATGTGAGCAAATATTAATACCATCTTATTCTGATTTAGGCGGAAAATAAGTTCCACATTCATTACATAAATACTCTTCTACTGGTCTTTCTTTTTTACTCCAATCATAATTAGCATGAATGTTCTGACATTCACCACATTTTGGACAGCATTCTTCTTCCATTTTATTTTAATTTAAAAAATATATTTATTAAAATATTCTTGGACAGATAAACCAGATCTGGTTAATCTCCAATAAACTGTACTGTGTTTAAGATTGAGTAGCTTACATATATTATATAATGTATAAACTTCATTCTGGTAAGTGATATAGATATTGTTTCTTTTATTATTAGATTGTTCCTTTGCAGTTGCCCATATACAATTATCTTTACAATAATCTTGGTTATTGTCTAGTCTTTCAATAGTACAAGCACTAAAAGGTTTCTCACCCATATCACTTACAAATACCCAAAATGAATTCTTCCACTCATCACACATCTTTATACCTCTACCACCATAATTTTTATAGCCTGTAGCATTTTCTTGATAACATCTCTTTTTAATACCATCCCAAGTTTGATAAAGTGGATGTTTACTAGGATTACCTGTTGTACATATTCTAGAACAAGATAGTATTTTACCTCTTTTTACATCAGAAGCAGCTTTAACTACTTGATTTCCACATTCACATTCAAATAACCATTTTTCATTACCAACATATTCAATAGCTGTTAATTTGTTAAACTTCTGACCTGTTAAATCTATTTCTTTTGCTCCCATAATTATATTATTTGAGACAAAAGTAATAAAAAAGTAAAACAATACCTAATTGTATTCCAAGGTATCATTTCATCATGTAACTTAACAAACTGTTTAATATATTGAGCTTTTCTGTTATGTTCATACCTAATGTTCTTTCCACCATACTGAGATACTTTACTTTCTTGTATTTTGGGTACCCAAAGTAATTCTTCTCCTGGAAGTTTATGCTGTAGATTATACAGATGTTTCTGCTCATTATGAGTAAGAAATATTACTTCAGCTTTAACAGCATCATTATTCCAACCATTAAAATGAGAATGTCTGTTGATTAAATGAAATAGAAACTCATATTCAGTCAACCAATTGTCATGAACTATTACTGGACTAAAGTTAAGATGAACTTCATAACCAGCATCAATAAATCTTGGTACAGCATTCAATCTTAAATCAATAGGACTAGTATTAGGTTCTAGTATCTTTCTCCATTTCTCAGGCATAAGACTAAATCTTATTCTAATCTTACCTTCTGGATTAAAATCAAAGAAATCTGCATTTACATACTTAGTAGCAAATGAACCCATAGCAAGTGGATGATCTCTAAAGAATCCAAAGATTGTCTTCCATTCATGATATTTAGCATGTAGAGCAAAGTCTTCATTACAAGAGATATCATAGGTTACATACTCTCCTGTTTGATTTGGTTTCTCTACTGTAGAAAAATAAGCATGTGAGTTAATTTCTGTCAGGATATCCATAGTATTTGTAGCTACAGATAATCCTTCCGGCTTATGTCTTTTCATATAACAGTAAGAACAGTTATATAAACAGCCATGACCAAAGGAGGGACTGATAAAATCAGTACTCCTCCCACTAGGTCTTATAATCATAGATTTTCTAGTAACTTTTTCAATTACCATCCTATTCTAACTTAAGTTAATGTATCAATAAAAGTTTTTCTTGTTTTTACTCTATTTAGATCATATTTAGGAGGAATTATTTCAGCTTTAAATCCTTTATAATTAAATTTATTTTCTCCTCTTAAATACTTTTGTATAAAAACAGAATAATCTTGATTTTCATCTGCTCTTTTTCTACGGTAATGTTGTTTAACAAAATGAATCATTCTCTTTTTATCTTCAAACTGTAACAAAGAAGTTTTATAAATCTCTGATAATATTTCAGGATTTATAGGTATTACTAAACCAATATTATCATATTCTTTAATGTATATAGACCATTCATAGTACAATGATAATGCTACTTGATAGGACATACTGATTCCATTTATAACTTCTGCTGCAGAATCAGTACCTAATTCCATAATACTTTTATTAGTCTTGTAATTTGGGTTTAAAGATATTGGTTTAGGTAGATCACTTGGACTATTAATGCCATTAAAGAAAGAAGGATTTACTTCATAACCTTCTTTTGCTGTATAAAAAGACTCTGTATCTTTATTATAAAAAGCAATTGATTTTTCATAAGCATATTTACTTTTTATAGACAAATTTCTTTTTTCTACTGCTGTTAACTCCTTATACTTTTGAAGAGAAATAGTATCTGATACAATCATAAACTTTATGTTCAGATTTGGAAACATTTCCGGTGTAGCTTGTAACTCACCAAAAGGTTTAAGATATTTTAAGTCTTCATTTAGTGATCCAGACATTAAATAAGCTTTATCAAAAGTATTTGCTGTTATATTAGCATCATTACTTAATCTTATTTGCTTAAATTTACCCTGTATCATTAACATAGACCATTCTAATTGTTCTTCAAAGTCATTACCTATAAAGTCATTAGTTATAGCTTTTTCAAACTGTTCATTAGAACCTATTAAGTCTACATTTAAGTAAGATTTATTTTCCATCTTATTCTGATTTAAAGGTTAAATTTCTTTGCATTCTGTTTAATATTTCCATCAATTCTTCTTTGTCTTTATTGGTAATTGGAATATCTGTACTCATAATTTGTTTATTCGAACCAAAGGTTAATTCATCTAATTTTTTTTTAAATTCTTTACCATCATTGAATCCTTTTAGGTATTCTTCTGCCTTTTGAACTCTCTCTTTGGCTTTGGCTTGGTTAATGAGTATTATTACATACTCCTTTGTAGTTACAACAAGGTTTGAAACTTCATGTTCTAATTCTTCTAATGCTGTTAATTGTTTACCCATCTTATTCTGATTTAAAGTTTGTGTTGTAGTATTGTTCAAAAATTGGCTTTTCAATTTCATTTTCTTTTCCTCTCCAAAATGAAGCGCATTTATGCATCTGCTCCTTCTCCAATTGTTTTGCTTTTGTTCCAAGTTCATAGATAACCTCATCTAAAGTATCTTCATTTAATGTACCTTGCATATACTGAACTACTAATTTCATAGCTTCATCTATTAGCCAATTTACTGCTGTCTGTTTCATCTTATTCTGATTTAAAGGTTTTGTTGTAGTATTGTTCTGCTGTTAAATTTCCAGTATGAAATATATCTTGCCTTGCTTTCATTATCTGCTCCTTCTCCATTTCTTTGGCTTGAGTAAATAAATTTTGATAATACGGGTCATATTTATCTATTGTTGGTAGTTGCTCAATTAACCATTCTACGGCTGTCTTCATTATTTTAAAGCTTCTAATATATTTTCTAAATTCTTTTTAGTCAAGAAGAAATTAGCTCCTGAAGTAGATAGGTTTGCCATGTTACTACTACATCTTAAGAACCATAGTTTACCATCTAACTCAAAGTTTATTTCTTTGTTTGTTTCTAAGGCTTGGTAAAGTATATTAAAAAAATCTAATGCTCCTTCTTTTTTACCTAATGATATGTATTTAATATCAGTTATATATTGATAAGAAAGATTTTTGTAATACAAAGTATAATTATCAGTTTCTGATCCATAGAAATGCACTAGCTTAGGTAAACCTGTAAGTTTACTGTACCATACTGTACTGTCTTTAGCTGTTTCTTTTACTACAATTTGTGAATAAGCTGATAAACTTAATCCTAGTCCTAATGTTAAAAATAGTTTTTTCATTTTTTTGTTTTTAGTTATTTATTCTTACTTTTTGGTTTAGATTTTTCTAAACACTCATTACATACCCATACTCCTATCTGTTGCATCTCTGCTACAGATTTATCTGCATGACATGAGTAACATCTTTTCTTTACTTCTGTCATTTTAAAGGTTATTATCTCTTTGCTTATCTTCTTTGTAACTAATCCAAAAACCAATAGCAACAATGATATTCATACCAAATGATGCTAATATTTCATAGATATCTTCATAGACATTTATAGTCAGGTGAACATGGCCCACCATCCAAAATGGTATGGACAAGTTTTGGCTTATCCATACCACTAAATACCTAATAAAATTCTTCATAGATTTCTATTTCTTCTTCTTATTATTCTATTGATATAAGAAAACATGCTATCAATTATAATAGCATTAACAAAAGAAACTAAAACTAAAATCAGTAATTTATATATTCCTGATAATTGACTAGTAGATACAAACATTAAAAATATCCCTGATATACCTACTACAGCTAATAAGTGTACAAATACAAGACTGTATAATATCCAACTACTAATCCCCCTCCTCATTATTTATCTTTTTCTTCTCTGAGTTTTCTACTGTACTCTTTTTCTGCTTGTTGTACTTCTCTAGTCTTTCTTGGATCTTCTTGTTGACACTGTTGTAGTCTTCTTTTTTCTTGTTCTCGTTCATATTCCTGCCAGTTATATATTTCTAATTCTTTCATTCTGACAACATCACTTATTGTCATTCCTTCTGGTATACCACCATTTGCATTAATAATATCAATACAGACTTCTTTCATTCGTCCCATACTTTAATAGCTTTAATTAATAAACTTGCTGCTGCTTGATCTATCTTAAGACCATTTACTTTTGCATAATTATTTAGTTTTTTATACACATCATTATGTAATCTAATATTTACAACATTTAATCTTGTTATTAATTTTTGATTCTGCCTATCTGGAAAATCATATGGAAAAGATAAATGTAAATCATTCACATTAGCAATAAATGATATATCATTTATAGTAATAAATTGATTAGCTAAATACTTAGAATAATTTACAGTAGATCTATCCATTTCAAATAAAGCAGCAATCTTAGTTTCTGACCAAGAATATTTAAAATAAAGGAGTGCAATTAAATAATTTCTTTTATCCAATATAGCTCTATCTTTTTTCTTCTTGATTTGTTCTCTTACAGTAGTACACTCTAAAAGAACAGAATCTACTGTATATTCCATATTTACATAAAGAAAGGAAACAATAAACCTTTAAATTCTGATATAAATGGCCCTATAAATAGAGTATCTATAAAATCATGTGTTTTTGAGTATAAATACCAAAAATAAAGTACATAAATCTGTGATACAAAAAGGTACACAGATAATAATATCATTGCTAAAATTTTCATATTAAATCAAATCAAGTTCTTCTTCTCTTACTTGTTCTTCTTGTAGTATTAAACCTTCTATAGGTAAGAACCTACTGGCATCATAATACTCATAAGGAAAAGATAGTGAACTAAGTTCTACTTCTTTTAATTTTAAACCAATTCTTCCGGATTGTAAACCCATATTCATAGTAGATACTACAGTATATACCATACCTTCTTGTATCCACTCAGAATCTGCAATTCTTTTAGGTTTATTGCTTGCATCAATACATATAACTTTCATGCTCTTCTACTTTTGTTTTTATATCAACAAATTCAAAGTTATCTTTTAATTCAAGCATTTCCAAGTAGTCACCATGTTTTACAACACATTTACCCTTGTTATGTGCTATTATTGCACATTGTTCTGCTTGAACTTTTTCATGAGTGCAGAATTTTATAAGACAAGCAATTATATACCCGTATGAATTAACATCATCATTATACAAAACTAATTTATGTGTTTTTGTATCTTCCATACATCTAATATAATAAATTTTGGGGTCAATATAACTTAACCCCAAAATCTTTCCACATTATTTTACTCTGGTCAAAATTTTCCAAAGCTTCTTTAACCCACTTCTCATCTATTGTATTCATATAACATAGTATGTGTACAATAGCTTTTTCATCAGGATTAAGCCGGAGTAATCTACCAATTCTTTGTGCTGCTTTTCTCTCATTACCATAGGCATGCATAATAATACCTTGTCTAAGGTTAGGGATGTTTACACCCTCATTAAGTTGCAGTACAGTTGAGAGTTTAGTAATCTCTCCATCTTTAAATTTTCTAAGATTATCTTCAGAATCTACATTAGCACTATGATAACTATGATCACATAATCTATCTGCCTGAGCTTGAGTATTAGCAAATACAATACACTTATTACTAATACTTTCCATTAATTTTTTAGTGTATATTTCTTTACTAGGATATTCCATCATTGCTTTCATTCTCATAACTCTGAGCATATGCATATTTCCTGACCCAACATCTATTCTTCTAGACCAGTATGTATAATTAGATTCTTCATCTGTCATAAAGTTTTTGTTACCCATTTTAACTGGATAAACTTTCTCTTTAGTTAGATGAATCTCATGTACAACAATCTGGTAATCATTTAGTATTCCATTCTCTACAGCATCATCTGCTTTAAATGTATATACCACAGGACAGAACTCATTTACTAACTTACCTTTCTCTGAATAGTCTCTCTTTGGTGGAGTACCAGTTAGACCGAGGATCTTGCCTTTAAACAACTGCAAGAATCCCCGGTGACTATCTAATAGACTATGCATCTCATCCAAATAGACAGCATCATAATCATTAGGGTTATGTTTATTCAGACTTAGATAAGTAGTAAACACTATTCTACCTAATAAATTTTGTTTACCAAATTTTACAGCATCATCTTTCCATGACTGGAAGATGGCTTTCTTTGGTGCTACTACAAGACACCGCATCAACTCTGTGGTGTTGAGCTCCATGTGAGTAAGACCAACTAGAGTCTTACCCACACCTGTGCCCAACGCAACACTAGATCTTTGCTTGCCTTCTGTAGCTTTAATTGCTTCTTCTTGGACTTGATCTTTTGTCATTTTAAATTAAATTAAATACATTCTTTTGGATAAACTGGTTAGCCTCAGATACATCTGTCATAGCTTTAATAGTCTTGATGTTGTCATCAATATTCTGAAGAGTAGCTTTATGGTTATAATTTTTACCATTATAAGCCTGTATAAATACTCTCAAGAAGTTATGCTTAACCCATCTGTCAGCTTTACCAATCTTAATAAACAAATCACTAAAGTCTTTACACATTGCTTGAGCTTTTGGATTTGTAACTCTAAAGTTACCAGTTTTAATTAAATCACTTGCAGCAGATACACCATTGTAAGAATCTGAATTATTACAAATACCTGCAATCATTAGTGGTTCCAAGTTATACAAGTTCTTAAACTTTTTCAGTGTAAGGTAATCAGGGTGAATATATAACCAAGCATTTACATAATCCATAAGCTTCCAAGACTTGGAAGAGTTATTGTAAAATGCCATAGTATGTACTATATCATCAAGATCAGTTACCTCAACATATTCATATCTAACTGGAACGCCTTCCCTTTGACATGCATGTAACAAATGCTGACCATCAATAATATAAGTTTTTAACTCACCATCAATAAGATCTGTTTTAATACACATTACTGATCTTCTTACACCAATCTTGCGGAGACTCTGTACTAATGCTTCTACTTGTTTTGCATCAATAATTCTGTTCATTGGTAAATAGTTAAACAATGTATAATCTGTTGTAACTGCAATTTGAATAAATCCTTTTTTCATAATCATAAATTTTTAAATCATTAATAAAATCATTTTAACCACCCCATTACTCTGGCTTCTGCGGGGTTTGCATGAATCCAATCATGACAATTTCTGCAGACCGCTAACCATGTACTCTGAACTAAGTAAAATGCATCTCTATTAGCTCCCGCATAGGTATGGTGAATATCAGTAGCACCATGACTACATCCATTCACCTTTACCTGACACAGGTTATTCACCAATAAATGTTTTTCTCTTAGTTTAAGATATTCTTGATCTTTCTTTTTTCTTTTAGAAGAAACCCGAGGGATAGCAGGGTTTGTTGGTTTTTCTGCAGTATCTGAATGTTTTTGGCAACTCCAGCAATATTTACAGTATCTGAATCCCTCATGGTTCTTCCATATAACAGTTGTTTTACCACAACCGTCACATTCTTTAAGCTTTGTTTGCATTCTTTAACATTGGTAGACTAATAGGTGCTTCTGTTAAACTTAAAAAGTTTTTAGGTAGTACACCTTCTGCTATAAAGATAGTAATAATATCATCTTTTGATATATTTAAATCTTTAAAAGTTAAAGTATTCTTGAACTTTTCATCTGTTTCATTAAGATTAACTAGTTCTTTTGTTAAGTTAGAATTTGGAAACAAAATAT